TGCTGGCCGGATATTTGTTCTATTCTGTGGAAGACAAAACAATTGGATACGTTTTTGTTGGTATATTTTTAACAGTGATTGGGTACTTATTATTTAAGATGCTTAAAAAATGATAATAGCTATTTACACTGTGGGATTCATACTTATATGTATGCTTTGGTATGGTGAAACTGGAAGGATATGGAGGAAGTAATTTTGATTTATGTATGGTATATGGTAAGCCGAGTATACTCTGGACTAGAGGATGGAGGCTGCTCAGTTACCGAGATAGAATTAGCCAGAACACCTAGAACTTTATTACAAAAGGAAAGTGATACTAACAGGAGAGAGATATGGCACAGAGATGGTTTATTTAAATTAATTTTTGTAGTCCTAGCTTTATCTTTTGGAATAGCCGGATTTAATTGGTTTGCCATACCAGCTTTCTTTTCATTACTGTCTCTACAAGTAATTATATTTAATCCGCTAGTAAACTACAAAATGTCAAAGCAAGGTTACAAGGTAGGCTTCTTTCATTTATCAGATAGTGGTATAGATGGATTTTGGAAAGATAAGGTTGGGGAGAAGACCTATTACTTTATAAGTTTAATAATATTTGCAACAACAACATTAGTATTATGGAGCCATATCAAACTGGTTTAACCTTTTATGGGGTTAAAGAAGTAGCCGGAGTAAATGCAAACCAAACAATATTGGATTTCTTTGCCTCAGTAAATCCTGGCATACTATCTGATGAAATAAGTTGGTGTGCTGCTTTCGCTAACTACTGTGTAATGAAAGCCGGTAAAACAGGAACAGGTAAACTTACAGCCAGGAGCTTTCTAAAGATTGGGGATGATGTAGATGAACCAGAGTTAGGTGATATAGTAGTATTCTGGAGGGGTACACCAAATGGTTGGCAAGGACATGTCGGCTTCTTCATCAACAAGATAGGACCTATCATATACGTTCTTGGTGGAAACCAAGCTGATCAAGTTAACATACAAGGTTACAACCAGAATAGGTTACTTGGTTACAGGAGATTATAATACGCCAGACTATATTGTGTGTATTAAAAGGTAAACAAAGAAATGTTTAATAAAAGATAAAATTATGAGTACTAACGCAGCACAAGTAAAATTCAGTGTAAATAATCAAACTTCGGTTGTTAATACTCCGTCTACTGGTATATCATTCTTAATGGGAAGATCAGAAAGAGGACCATTCGCAGACCCAAAGGATATTATTAACACCTGGTCACAATTTCAGAAAATTTATGGCGGTTTGTTAGACTATACTGACTCTATACACAAAGTACAGAGGATACTTGAAAAGGGCGGATCAATCAGATTTTCAAGAGTAGGTCACTATACCACCATTGGAACTGCGTCATCACTCGATGCAGTTAAGGCAGCACCAGACGATGACTTCACAGATGGCTTAAATGAGCTATTTGAATTATTGTTAAAAAACCCAGGAGCCGATGGTAACAAATTCCATTTGGCCGCTACAGCCGCTAGTAACGGGGATACTGATTACTTTAATATAGAACTAAGCCATGATGACTTAGGTGTATTAGAGACCTATCAAAACCTAACCATACCTGGCCAACCAACAATCCTTCAGTCTAAATATCTGGAGGCTATATCATTGGGTAGTCAATACTTGAATGTAGTTTACAAAGACTGCTCTGGTTTCACAGGTGTATTAGTACCTGATCCGGTAGTAATTGATTTCACTGGTGGAAGTAATGGTACTACTCCTGTAGATGCAGACTACGTTGGAGACTCAGGTGCAGCGAACGGATTCTACGCTTTTGATAAGTATGATGATTCCATGCAAATAATGGTACTAGAGGCCGGTCTAGGCAGCACAGTACACGTAGGTGGAGCAGCTTATGCAACTGGTAGAAAAGATTTGATCTACTTCATGCACATGGCTAATACCTTATTAACAGCCTCCACAATCATAGCAGCTAAAGCCGCTTACAATATTGACACTCAATATTGTGCATTCTTCGCAGGTGGTTTAAAAATCAATGACCCAGTTACCAATACCTCTAAAAACATAGAAGCTATCTCGGACATAGCCGCTTTGGCTTCTGCTTCAGAAAATGACTTCGGAGCATGGTATTCATTTGCGGGTCACAACAGAGGAGTTATCTACAATGCTCTTGGAGTAGTAAATAACTTTGGCTCACCAGCTAAGATGGAGGATTTAAATGACCTGGCTAATAGGCAAATCAACATGATCATTAACCGTAACAACAAAATTATGTTATGGGGTAACTTCTCAGGCCAGTTGGCTAACAACCAGGAAAGCCAGTTAAGTGTGGTAAGGTTATTGATCTACCTAAGAAAAACTTTGATTCCGGCTTTGGAATACTACCTGGAGGAACCCAATGATATTCCAACTTGGAAAAGGATCTTCTACACAGTTAGACCATTCCTGGATTCATTGGTTACAAAGAGAGCTCTATACTCCTACTCATGGCAAGGTGACCAAGATGCAAGCAGCATGTCTTCATTATCAGTTAATGACCCGGCTGAAGTAAGTCAAGGTATTTACAAAATCCAGTTGGGAGTACAAATCATTCCAGCTATCCGCGAAATCCAGATAGCTATAAACATGTCCCAAGCTGGGGTTAGTTTCGAAATTGTTTCATAAATAAAATAAAAACAGAATGGCACAAATAACAAATCCTAGAAAGAAATTTAACTTCAGCATACAGATTGTACCTGCTCCATTAAATCCTTTCCTAGCACAAAAGGTTGAGGTACCTGAAATTACTTTACAAGCAGTTAAACATGGTGATACCAATCACGATATTAAAACAGCCGGTAGAGTTGAGTATGGTGATGTAACCATTGAGAAAATAAGCACTACCTCAGGTGCTGACAACTACTTCTTTGATTGGCAAGCTTCATGTCAAGATGCCATCATAGGTGGTGGTTTACTACCGGAGCAATACAAGAGGGTAGTAACAATTACGGAATTAGCCGAAGATGGAACCTCTATACTAAACACCTGGGTACTGCTAGGTGCTTGGCCAACTAAGATTGGAGCTATGGAATTAAACCGGTTGGATTCTGATAACACGATGGAGTCAGTAACTCTTAGCGTGGACAAAATTGAAAAATTGTGATTTAATTCGTTGCTCATAGGGTTAGATTTAGTGGATGATAGAGGATGGTGAGTCCTCTATCATCGTTTATAATGAACATTAACAATTAAAAATTCCTACAAAATGTCAGACAATTTAGCTAAAGAATTACTTTGGGGACAAACAAAAGAATTACTTTTGCCTTCAGGTAGAACATTAACCATTCGTGAACAGAATGGGCATGATGACGATGTACTGTCAAGTGTACCAGATAGCAAGGACCTTTCAAACATAGACCGGTTTATTTCTGGTATAGTAGTAGAGGCGCCTTTTACTTCTAGCAAGGTACTTACTCTAAACGATGTAAAAAACTTACTGCTACGGGATAAATACTTCATCCTGTTTGCATCTAGAGTCCACTCAATAGGTAGTGAGATATCCTTTGTATATGATTGGGGTAAAGACAATGGTGGTGAGATACCATACAAAGAAGACTTAACCAACTACTTATGGGATTACACTGAAGAGTTTCCAAGCAAAGGTATGCCAGGTTATTTCAAAGACAGGATAGAACCATACCCAGAAAATGCCTATTCAACTCAGACTTTCTTTTTAAGTTCAGGTAAGGAACTTTCTTTCAATTGCCTAGATGGCCATGGCGAGAAATACTTATTGGCTTTACCAATAGAGTCACTCACAAAGAACGTTGAATTAAAGGCTAGGAACATAGCTGTGAAAGGCCAAGATGGTAAGTTCGTTAAAGTTGATAACTTTACATTCTTCACTAAAAAAGATATGATGGAAATCCATTCATACATTGACAACTTCGATAGGACCTTCAGGGGTCTAACTGAAATAAGAAATCCAGTCAATGGGCAGTATGTTGATTATCCCATAATGCAGTCACAGGATTTTTTCTATCCTCAGGAGATCTAGAAGGAGATTACTTCTATCTCTCCAAGTCTGACTTTAAATTCACATGGAATGAATTTATG